TATCGTTCATGGTAGGCACGTCAACATATGGGATGCCGTTCTTATACTTGGCTTGCTGATGCTTGGTGTGGACAGTAACAATTGTGTGGTAGTCCTTGTCGTTAGAGTGCTTACGCACCTTGGTCAGAACATTGCCAATAGCAATGTCATCACGAAGACCTTGAGCGACATCTGTCTTAATCTCTGTGAACGGGTCAACGAGGCAGCCATCAATCTTAATGCCACGCTTCTCAATCTCTTCTACGGCAGTATAGAATCCCTCAATCGTTAGGTCACGTAGTCCGGGGTCAATCACATAGAAGTGTTTGTTAAGGAACTCAAGTGCTTTCTCTGCATCAACATCGGTTGCATTAATGCGGTCATTCAGAAGGAACGGCTTACGCAAATAGCACCATGCAAGTTCTGCATAGACCTCTGCGGGACTACCTGTCTCTGGGGTATATACGGCCCACTTCCAACCGGAGAACTCAGAAAGGTTCATCATAATCTCAAACGCAAACTGCGACTTGCCTTGGTGCGCACCTGCATAGACATATGTGGTAGAGCCACGCTTAAGAGAGTACTTATCAAATAAGGAGTCAAAGCCTACCCATTCGCCTTTCTTTACGCCATTCATGCGCATCTTTGCGAGTTGGTCTTTGAGTGTGTCAAGTGTGTAGATGTGGTCATTCATTTTTGTGTCCAACGATTTTAGAGTCGTAAATCTTCATGACTCTGAAGTTAATAAATTTCTTCCCTAACAAGCCTAATCGCTTTACAGCGATTGCATAGTTAACATTGTCCAGAGTGACTTCGTCCGGAGTATTGTACTCAGATATGGCGTAGTCATCCTTGTAGTGGTGCATAGTAGCGTTGCCCTTTTTGAAAGACCAACGATACTGAACGTGCATATGGTAGATTGGATTCATGACTTTTGGAGATAAAAAGAGGGGCATAAGCCCCTCTTAAATATCAACAAATGATTTGTTAGAACAAATCGTCATTAACGGGTGCAGCCTTGGGCTGTCCGTAAGTAGCCTTTGGCTCATAGGATGCAATCTCAGCATAGTAGCCACCGCCTTGCTTGGCCTTGATGTCAATGGTTACCCAACCCTTTGCACTCTTTGATGAGTTAAGGATTTCAAAGTCATTCGGGCCGATGCCGACTTTGATGATGTCACCATACTGAGTTGCTTTGGTCTCAACACGACCTACGTACTTACGCTTATTTTCCATGTTACGCTGTTAAAAGATGAGTTAAATGATTTACCCGGTTCTCAATTTTCTCCAACCGGACAAGGAGATTTGTAACTACTAAATGTAAGTCATCGCCCATTTCCTGTACGCCACTCATGCTGCGGTTTACATTCTTGAACAATAAACTATACCCTTTGTCGGCCATCCGGTTATCGTGTCCCATCACATAGGAGTACGATACCTTAACGTCAACATTGAGCGTGTCTGCAATGCTTTGGTATGTACTACCATTCTCCCGGAGGAGAACGGCAATAATACTGCGGGCATTTACTACCTCTTTCTTTTTTGAAGAGAAGAGTTCAGATGGGTGTATTGCTGCGTGAGAACACGTTACGTCAATGACGTTCCGTGTATACTCATCAAAGGACACCGATTTCTGCTGCATCATATGGATTGAATTGCTTGTTCATAAACAACCTTCGGTACTTATCAATTGCCTCCTGGGCCTTGATTGCTCCCTGCTGAATGAACTGAGGTGAACACTTGTAGATACCAACCTCGTAAGGGTAGGTTTTTGTAATTGCAACGAAGTAGAACGTATCCACGTCAAACAACTTACAATAGATTGCTGCCTGTTGGTCGTAGTGCATATACTTTGCGCTCCTACGGAACTCTTCAAGCGTTCCACCTGTGGTCTTTAGGTCAACGAGATAGGCGGGTTCAAAGTTTTTCTCCACCACCATGTCTGCCTTGCCCTTGATTGGGATACCATCCCATTCTGATATCGCAGGTAGTTCCGTGAGTTGTTCATCATCCTTGTTATACATCAGTTCTACGACTTGGGGGGTTTTCATAAGAACATTCTGCATAGCGTAAATCATGTCCGCATCCTTCTTGGACAGCACGATTTTCCCATCGTTCTGCTCACAAAACTGTAGGTATTCCTTACCTCTGCGAGTACCATCGTATCCGACAAAGTTTACTACGTCCTCTAAGCAGAGAGCGTGAAACGCCTTACCGACCTCAAGAGCAGTTGTGCTTTGGTTGCCTCCCGTGTTTGTGAGCCATTGATAGAACTGCACCGGGGATTTGTGCAACAACTTCAGAGATGAGTTCGTGAGGAACTCACGGTCTGCGTAGTATTCTTCGTCAGAGTAAAACATTACAATCCGATATAGGTTAGTTGCTCCTTGGTAGCGGTGTAGTTCGCTAACGCCTTGCGCACACGGTCAACATCACCGCTTTCAAACGCTGACTTCATCTTGTCAGCAACCTCTTGAGTTAATTCCTTTTTCTCCGGGAGTGCTTGCTTTGACACAGCCATAGAAACCTCTTGTGCTGATGCGATAGATGTCTCAATGCCGATGCCGAGGTTGGCTAATGCACGACCCCATGCTGATGTCTCTGCGTTCTCAACAAACGATGTCTTGTTGATGTATGAACTGCTGCGGTCTTCTTGAGCGAGACCTTGTGCGACAATCTTGCCGGACACATCTCTGATGCTCGCACGGATGACACACGATTCATTGTCAAGGTGTAGAACCTCGCTCTCTAAGCCCCAGCCCTCAAAGCGTGGCTCGTTTCGGAAGAAGAGAATGCGGTCATTAACCTGCACATACTCCTTGCCCTTGATGTTGGTAGTCTTGAACTGATAGTTTGACATTTGATTTTGAGTTTAGTTGTTAATTAAGTCAAAGATAAAACAAAATGCTGAATAAAACAATACCTATTCTATTGAACTTGAGATTACTGAGCCAACAGATGATGTTCCCCTGTAATACTTCTTTACTTCGTGCTGCTCAATACCGCTTTCTCTGTCGTTCCAATAGTTGAATCCAAAATGCATTAGGAACGGATTGCACTTATCGTCCTTGGCTTCGCCACGCTCTACCGCATTGTAGTATTCACGGATGCTCGTGTACTCTACACCGAACCTTACGATTTTATTCTTCTTAGGCATAGTTATTTGGTTTAAGGGAATAAGATACTTTGCTTAGGATTTGCTTTAGGCGAACGCCATCAAGTTGATGCTGCTCAATGTAGCCACGAATAATATCGTTGATGTTCATCGTGTGGCCGTAGGTGTCAATGTACTGCTCGTCTGAGAACCTCACATACCTGTAGGCATCCAATGCCTTCTCATAGAAGTCAAGGAACAACTCGTCATTTACCTCAAGCAACATCTTTGCTTTCTTTGAGCAATGCACAACCGTTGAGTGGTCACGATTGATTATGTCAGCGATATCACCAACCCGCATCTTGAGTTTGGTTATGCAGATGTAAACAAAGGCGTGACGAAACATGACCTCTTGCTGAAACCGGGACTTGGCTGTGATGTTTACTCCGGTGTTCTTTTGCAATCGCTCCATAAAGGTCTGGGCGATGATGAAATCTTCTACTTGTTTTTTCATGTGCTTGTAGTTACTATTATAGTTCCGTAAGGAACTATAGTAACTATTATAGTATAGTTACTATAATAGTTAGTTACTATTATAGTATATTAACTATAATAGTAGTTGGGTTAATTAAATTAAACGTAAAACTCTGACTTGCTCTTTGATTTTTTCAACATTGCCTCTCAGTTCCTCGTTGACTGATGTCAACGATAGAACCTCCTCACGAAGTCGTGTCTCTGACTCCGTCAGTTCAACAATTCGTTCTTCGGCATCATGAAGTTTGGCTAAGACAGTCCGGTGCTTTGACCTTGCCTGCTCAATCAACTCCTTGATTGCCGAAATATCATCCATCCGGTGCTTGTATTTATCTGCGAAATCATACAGACCGATGTACGGTGACTCTAATTCCTCCGCACGAGCATCAAAATCGTCCCGTAGAGAGGTCATCACCTTGTAGATGGTACTCAGATATGCGTGAGCGACTTGGAGGTCGTTAAACGCAAGAATTTCATACTCGTCTTTTATCATAGTCCGCAGTAACCGCTATCGCATTCGTTAAAGTCATCATCAAATAAATCAAACTGCATACGATGTCCTTGAATCGCTGCGTAAGATGTCTCCTTTTTGAACTGGGCTTTCCCGTCCTCCTGTCGGACAAACCAATCAAACTTGTTTGCATCACGAACGGACATATGCTTAAGCAGTAGTTCATTCCGGTGAAAGCATCCAACACAATTATTCATGTAGGCAAATCGCACAGGCTTGTCCTTCCAAAACTCCTCAATAGTGTCCTTGAATATACCTGCCTCAATCAGAGGGAAGGTGACCTTGCGGTACTTCAACTCCTTCCACTTGTTACGGCCCGACTTTGAATGCCCAACAACAAACCTATCGTATTGGAATCCATCCTCCTTCTCACGCTTTATCATATTGTCAGCCCTACGAATCTCGTTTGCCCGAAACCCGATACGCATCTCAACAGGCAGTTCCGTGTTCTTGTAGCACCAATCCTTGATTGGCGTTACCTTCATGTCCGTTGTGCAGAAACGCTGCATAACATTAGGCAGGTACTTTGCTTGGAGGGTGCTGTGGTTTTTGATGACCTCGTCAAACGTAGGCCCCGTAATCCATGTTATCTCTCTGCCGATGTACTGCTCAAGGTCAAGCATCGTGTAGATTATTTCGTCTTGCTCAAGCGTTCCAACGAACTCTTGACCAATCTTATCCGAAACAATTTGACGAATCTTTGCATCTGGAAAAATGCACAACTTATCAGATGTGCGAACGAGGGAGAAAATCTCCACATCTGCCGGATGGTGGACAGCAATGTAACTTGATGTCTTACCACCCGACAGGGAGTTGATTGTTGTCATAGCGATTTGGTTGTACCGCTAAACGCAACGGAAATGATTGAGTCAACACGTACTGACCTGTAGCCATCCTTCATGTCAAAGAAGTTCCAATTTTCGTCATTAAGGCAACTAACGCCACCCTTTACGTGTTTGTGTACACCGAACCGCCCAACGAGTAGGCGTTCAGTTCCGTCCAACTTTGTGAACTTGATGCTGAAGAACTCACCTGTTTTCATCAGGTGTGAC